ACCGGATGCCATGTAGTATGACGAATTGATTCAACTGCAGGAAGTTTTGAATTAATGGTTCGGTTGATATGACGAATTGCATCAATTTCTTCTGCAGATGCTTGTGGAAAATTTGAATCAATATAATCTGTTAACAACGTGTTTTGATATTCAACATCGCGTACATTTCCAATTGCTAAACTAGATGATGTTGCTGCGGCACTATGGTCAATTGTACGTTGAATTGTTATGTCTTGAACATCATATTTTTTACGGATAGTTGCAATTAACTTTTTCATATCCGCTGCACTAGTTGCATTAAACTTGATTCGTATACGAGGTTTACGTGGCATACGGTGTGGATGCGAAACAATTTTATCTCCTTGAGTTTCTAATGTTACATATCCATAATCATTTTCAATCTGAGCAAACTTTGCACTACATGTTGCAACGTCCCAAACAAGTATTCCATGATCTAATGCCTCTCCATGATTTTGTTGAATAAGTGAACCTGGATATGCAATTGTTCCATATGCATCTAAAAATTGTGCTGGTTTATGAATATCACCTAACAATGTAATGTCATGTCCTGCAAATAAATCTGTTGTTACATGTTCATTTGATATTTGATAACCAATATCAGTTTTAGCAGTATTTACAGCTCCATGGTGCAATGCAATTTTATATGCGGCATCAAATTGATCGGCTCGAACATAATCTGCCGGTGTCTTATCAACCGACATATGATTCCAAGTAATACCACCAAATTCAAAAAGACCATTCTCTTTAATAAAATGAATGTTAGGATTTCGAATAACATCTAGCACTGGACTAATTGCATCAACCCGGTGCATATTATTCAAGTTCATATCATGATTACCTAATATAACAATTGTTGGAATTGTAAATCCGTTAAAGAAATCAACAAGCATTTGTACTAACTCCGGAGACATATCTAATTTGCTATGAACAATATCTCCAGTAACAACAGCTACACTATTTCCTGTGCAATGTGTTTCTATGTAATCAAACAAGTTTTTAAATACTTGACGATATTCGTTATGTCTTTTTAACGTTCGAATATGTACGTCTGAAATATGAAATATCTTATCAATTTGTTTGATATTACTATCAATTTGTTTTATGTCCATAATAGTCCCATTCTGAGCTCCATTACGCGCTCAAAGGTTAAAATATCAGTGTTTTCTATAATTTCTGTAATTTGTTCAAAACCTAATTCTGAAGCATCTTTATCTTGCAATTCAACAAAATAAACATTTAATCCTTCAGCCATAAATTTTTCTGCAATTGCTAATGCATTTTTTAAAGCATCTGCATCTAAACAAATATAAATGTTTTTTACGCGTTCTTCAATAATTTTCTTTTGTAAAGCGGGTTGAATTATTTTACCAAATAACGGTATTGCATTGCGTTTAACTGCAATTGCATCAAATGAACCTTCGCAAAGAATTATAGGTTGTGACCAGTTAATTGTCATTTCAAATCCTATGATATCTTTTGAAATTTTTGGATTCTTATGTTTAAACTTATCTGCTTTGTAAAATGCTCGGCTAACAAAATAATTCAATTGACCATCTCGATCATAACTTGGAATAATTATTTTTCCTGAATATTCGCCAGATTCACAATAACCAATCCTATACTTTAAAATATCAAATATAGTTACTCCTCGTTTTGACAAATAATGAATTGCATTACGATAATCGGGAGTACTTTTTTTAATCCAAAGTGGAGAATATTCTTCCGGTAATTGAATTGTTTGATTCGTTTTTGTTTCTTTATTATCTGTACGATATCGTGCTGATTCAACTATTCGATTAAGTTGTTCGAAACGTTCTTTAGGTAAATTTAATTGTTTAAATAATGAAGCAATGCTTCTACCTTTTTTATCAGATATCCAACAATGCCAAGCATTTTCGCCAGCGGAAGTTGTGTTGATATCAATTTCTAATTTTGGTTTGTAGTGTGATTGAAATGGAGAGAAGAATGCAATGTTATTACCAGATGTAGGTTTTCCTTTACCTAATATAGATTCTAGTAATTGAAGTAATTTAAGATTCTTCATATTATTAATATATTGAAATTCTGTAAGGATTCCAATTAATTATAATAATATTAATAATATATGTTTGATACATACATTTCATTCCTGATCAAACGATTTCATTACATTAACATTTCATTCAATCTATTAATTAAATAAACTTCATTAATATTCATGAATATATTAAAAATATTTTAAAAATCAAACCTTATTCGAAAAAACGTTTAACATTAATGGGACTTTCTCCGGATTTCACGCATTCTAATAACCATTCTGCAGGAATATCTTTTTTTGCAACATGTTGTATTCCTAGTTTCAAAGCAAATTCAGCATATGTAGTTTTGCTTGTTTTTGACAAACGTTGATTCGGATTTTGAAATACCATTCGTATATCAACTCCAGGATTCGAAGCTAATACATGTTTCATTTTTTGACGGTCTGCAGTTGTCCATCGTCCTTTTGTTTCTATAAACATGAAATTACCATTACGTTTAACGAACACAAAATCTGGAGTGTATTTTGCTTTGCGTTCTGGTACTATATAATTTATGGTTTCTGTTTCATATTTCAAATCATATGGAGTAGATTTTATTTGTTCTGCAACTGTTTGTTCTAATCCAGATTTATAACCATATTTAAGTGCATTAGCTCGTTTAGAATTTCCTGCACTATGAAAGTGATTTTTTCGCATAACTTTTTAATATTTAACTGCCGATTTCTTTACGTAAAATTCGCCTTCTTTAAGTTTAATTTTTATATATTCTTTATCGGATGCTGTTGATATATATGTAGCAGCTGTATTATCTGAGACTGCGCCAACCTTTTTGAAATTTTTATTTTCATAAACATATACATTAGTAGGTTTCAATATGTATTTTTTATCTTTTACGAATTTAATTTCTTCTGGTTTTATTTCTTTTTTCTTTTCTTCTTTTTCCTTATCTTTTTTCTTTTCTTCCGGTGGTGTTTCTTTTTTAGTATCAGCTGGTGTTGTTTCTTTTTCAGGCGTTACCGGTGTTGTCACAGGAATATTTTGTTTTGTAATTTTATTTAATTTTTCAATTGTATCGGCATCAGTAACAGGTTCATTAGATACTTCAATTCCATTAACCCATTTTTCTTCAAAATCAGATTTTAAAGCTTTTTGATATAAATTATCTATAATTATATATACATATTTATCTTCATCATTTAATGTATATACTTTAAATTTTTCTCCTTGTTTAGTTTTTGCAGTATACCCATCTGGAAAATAAACAAATGGTTGTTCTTTTGATTTTAAAATATTATCACTCGTATCTTGTTCTGTATCTTGTTCTGAATCAGTTGTTGAACTTGATGCATCTTTTTCAGGTTCATTAGGCAATTCTTGACTTTTTATGCTATTTAAGTTTTTTAATGTAGTAAGTTGCGGTAAATTAGATTGTTTTGCTACTTTATTATTATACTCTTCAACAGCGAGATTATATTCATTAACTACCACTAACTGAGCATTACCAACTTTATCAGGTGAATACGTACCAACGTTGATAATCGAATCATCTTTTTTATCTTGCTTTTGAAATCGCAGTGTATGATATTCATCTATTTTATTAGGAATAATCCAAACGTAAATCAATTGATTTTTTTTAGATATAGGTTGACTCATAACATAACGATAATTACCAGAATTAGTAGTTTGATTATAAGAACGCCCATATTTACTTCCTCCACCTACCGGTTCTGATGATTCAGATTCAGCTCTGGTACTCGCCATTGTAGCTCCAATAACCAATTGTTTTATTTCTTCCGGGTCACTAGCTCCTTTAACCTTAACTGCATACGCCATCACAGCACCATCTGCTTTTGCTAAATTTTTAATTTTATCTGATATTTGTTTTATTTTAGCAACAGTTCGTTGTTCTAATAAAACGTGTCGTATAATTTGTTCTAATATCGTACTCATATTAATCTTTATTATAAATATTACCAATCAACTAATACCATTTTTCCATTCCACGTCATCAAATTTTCAGATCTAAAATCTAAATCTAAGTCAAATTCCGGAATATTTAAGCGTTCAACATCACGTTGTAATGCATTTAAAAAATTATCCAATTGTGCATTTATTGAATCTGTTTGCTGAACAAATTCAAATATTGAAACCTCTCCACCTTGTTCACGCGCAAATCTATTAAATTCTTGCATAAATAAATCAACTTCTTGTTTTACTCGTACAGGCAATTGTTCAGCATTTGCCATAATATACATATCTGATCCATTAACATAATATACTGGAATAAACGTTGTAAATTTATCTGATTGATTAACTATGCGTTCTGCTACTTGATATTCATCTTGTTCTTTAGTAATTTTAAAAACTTTATCTTCTCCATTAATTTCATAAACTCGACCATTGTCACCGGCTGCAACGTATTTAAACTGTTTATTTTTTATTTTGTATAAACAACGAGCAATATCCGACTCGGACATTTCACGTAATAAATGTTTTAAACGTATCATTTTATGTTCCTATCTAGATCTAATCTAACTAAAAAGTTCATATCAACATCTATTCGTTTACGGATAGGTTGTGCTAATTTACCAATAGCAAGTAATTGACCAGCATCATTATATAATCCAATTGTAGTTATATACGGAGCAAATGCACTACTAGTTACGAAATTTTTATAATTAACATCACTATCATCAGTCAATGTTAAATTCATAGACATATTAAAATCTCCAGCATCAACATTTGCAACAACACCTAATTCATGAGTAGTCACTGTACTTTTATATGAAGCCGTAAATGGAACATTTAAAATGTTATGAAAGCGATAATCAGGTGTTGAAATTATAGCAATACCTTGTTTACCAAAAACATTTCCTACGTGATTGGTTTGCATAAACGATCCACCTTCAGAACGATCAGCTAAATATCCAATTTCTGTTGCAGTTAATGCTCGATTAAAAATACGTATTTCATCAATAGTTCCTGTTAAGTTAGATCCACTTTCAAACCCTCCTATATACAAAGGATCTGAATTATCGATACGAGCTGATGCTGATAATGGTGAATTCGTATCAATCAATAAATTATTAGTAGTAGATATATCTAGATTTCCATCTATCCAAATTTCCATTGAACTACCAGATTTTTGACATACTATATGTGTATGATCTACACTATCCATTTCTATCGTAGAAATTAGTTGCGATTTAAACGTAGTACTACCTGCAATTGAAAATACTAAATAACTACTAGTATTGTCAATTTCAATTTTAAATGGATACTGCGGCGTAATTGAACTAGATGCTTTAGCCATAACTAAATTATTTGAACTACCTGTATTTGATGCGCGAATCCAAAATGATATTGCATAATCATGATTACGATCATAATATCCATCGAGTTCTGTTTTTATATAACCATTACCATCAAATTGTGCTAATAAACCAATTGATTGTGTCGTCCCAGTTAATGTTTTAACCCCCGGTTGATAAGTTATTCCTGAAGATATATATTCAGTTCTAGATGTATCAAAATATTCATTAAATCCTTCATAATACATTAATGATTTAGTAACAATTGTTTGCGTATTAAATTCAGTATCATATAAATTACCATAACGATCGGAATGA